CGCATTAAACAACTCGCTTTCTTTAATCGTAAAGATAGCAAACAATTTATTATTTTCTTAACTAAAAAGGGAATACTCAAAAAGTCTAAATTATCCGAGTATAATACAAAAATGAAAATCGGTGTTAAGGCCCTTAATTTAGATGAGAGTGATGAAATTTGTTCTATTTTATTAATGAATGAAGAACGAGTTGGAATGTTGACGGCGCGCGGTCAATTTGTAATGTGTGAAACAAAAGATATACGCCCTATTGGTCGTATCGCGCGAGGAGTAAAAGGAATTACGTTAAATCCGGGTGACAGTTTAGTTTCAGCACAAATCATTCCAAGCAACGTAAAAGAATTATTAACAATAAGTGAGTTGGGCTTTAGTAAACGAACTTCATTTACTGAGTTTAACGTAACTGGAAGAGGAACAAAAGGAGTTAAAATCCAAACTCTAAAGGAAAATGATTCAATGATTGAATTTGCGCCCATTGTGAACCAGAGAGATATGGTAGTGGTATCATCCAACTCTCAGATAAAATTTAATATCGAGGAAATTAACTTACTTAGCAAAGGCGCGCAAGGTACCAAGTCAATAAAACTTAATGTTGCAAAAGTAATTGGATTACAAATTTTTTAAAATTCGAACGGTCTGAAAATTTGAAAGTATTATGAAAATCTGATATAATATTTATAGAAAGTTAAGAGAGAAAACTTTCGTTAAAAATTTAACAAAATTATTTATTTTAAAGGAGAAAAAAGAAAATGAAGTTAACAGAAAAGTCAATGGAAGTACTTAACTATGTAAGAGACAACGGTGGAAAGGTATCTATCGATGAGCTTGCTGGCGCACTGGGAAGAACCCCTAGAAGCGTTGGTGCTAACGTAACCGACCTGGCAAAGAAAGAACTTGCCGCTAGAGAAAAGGTTGAGGTTGAAGGAGCAGATAAGCCCGTAACATATGTAGTTCTTAATGCTGCTGGCATGAACTTTGTTCCTTCCGAGGACGAGGAATAATAGCGCCGGAGGGTTCTTGAAACCCTCCATTCTATTATTTATTTAAAAGTTAAAATTTAAAAGAAAGAATTAAAAGAGGAAAATAAGAATGTTAAGACAGGCAGAAAATAGAGTAAAGATAGAAGGAATTTTAAACGAAATCGACCTTGAGGCAAGGACTTTTACAAAGAAAGATGGAACACCGATGGATGGCATCAGTGGTTCAATTATTGTAAAGGTTAATCAGAAGATTGGCGGCGAGGACAAGGAACTTATGATTCCCGTTCATGTGTTCTCATACAAGACTACTAATGCTGGAAAGCCAAATCCCGCATATGAAAGTTTAATGAGAGTAAAGAATGAGTTTGTAAGTGTCGCAGCCGCAGGTAATGAAGATGAGGCTGATAGAGTTAGAATTACTGGCGCTAATATTAGAATGAATGAATATTATTCACAGGATGGTAGACTTATTGCTTTCCCTAGAATTAATGCTTCATTTATTAACAAAATTAATAAGGCAGATTGCAAGCCTGAAGCAAGTTTCTCTGCAGAATTTGTGGTAGCACAGAAGAAAGAGGAAGTTGATAGGAATGGAGAGCCTACAGGTAGATATGTGATTAATGCAGTACTGCCGCAGTATGGTGGGATGGTTGATGTAATTCCTTTCTATGCTGAAAGTGAAAGCGTTATTAACGCAGTTTCCCAGTATTGGGAAGAGGGAGATACAGTTAAGGCTAATGGAAGACTTAACTTTACCTCAAAGACTGAAACTTCATATGAGGAAGTTGATTTTGGTGAACCCATCGAAAGAACAAGAACCATTTCTGTTAGCGATTTAATTATAACTGGTGGTTCACAGACTCCTCTGAGTGAAGATTTCGCTTATAGCCATGATGAAATTCAGAGTGCTCTTGCTGATAGAAAAGCAAGGCTCGAGGCCATGAAAGATAAGTCTATGAGCAGAGTAGCTCAGAAGAATACTCCTGGTCCTGGAACTGGTTTTGCAGACCTCGGATTTTAATGGAGGTGAATTATGGCTGGTATAGATATTTTAAATATTGAACCTACCGTAATTTCACGAGATTTAAAAGGAAAATATATACTTATATATGGTAAGCCAAAGACGGGTAAAACCACTTTGGCTTCCCATTTTCCTAAAAATCTTTTAGTTGCGTTTGAAAAAGGATATAATGCAATTGGCGGAATTAAAGCGGTAGATATTAATCGCTGGGCGGATTTTAAACAAGTCCTCCGTCAGCTTGAGAAACCAGAAGCGCGCGAAATGTATTCAACAATTACAATTGATACAACTACTATTGCATATGAAATGTGTGAACAATTTATATGTGCGCAGAATGGAGTACAGTCAATAAGTGATATTCCTTGGGGTGGAGGCTATGCCGCAACCAAGAAAGAGTTTGAATCTTGCTTAAGAAAAATTACAATGTTAGGTTATGGGCTTGTTCTTATTTCTCATATTGAAATGAGAAAAGAAAAATTAGCTAATGATTCTGAAATTGAAATTTTGGCTCCTTCAATGCCTAAACGTTGCTATGAAATAGTTAATCAAATTGTAGATATAATTGGTTATATTGCTACTGAATGGGATGAACATGGCGATAGTCATAGATGGTTATATACTCGACAGACCCCTACAGTAATGGCAGGAAGTCGATTTCCATATCTTGCACCTAAAATTAAACTTGGTTATAAAGAGCTTGTTGATGCCATTAATGATGCTATTGATGAGCAAGAGAAAAAAGAGGGTGTAAAAGTAGTAGATAAGCTTGAACAGAAAGTTGAAGAGCCTCTTGATTTTACTAAAGAGCGCGCCGAAGCTCAAACTCTTTGGGGCAATCTTGTAGGTTCTGACCCTGCTAATGCAGAGAGAATTTTAAAGAAAGTCGAAATGATTTTTGGTAGAAAGATTAAGTTAAGTGAAATTACTGAAGACCAGGTTGACTTAATGCATTTAGTAGTTTTAGAAATGCGTGATATGATG